TTTCCAGTGCGGTTTCTTCCCCCGCGAGCCAGGCCAGGCCGCGCCCTTCTACGTTGGAATAGTCGGCAACAACTAACTGCTTGCCTGGCTCTGGGATTATGCAGCTACGGACCGTTGAAGCCGTGAGCTTGGCTACATCAAAGGCCCAGTGCGCCCGGCCTTTAAGAAGCATCTTTATCCCGGTTTCCAGTTCTTCACCGGAGAAATAGCCACGGGCAAGGTTCTGCGGCTGGAAACCCTTTCCCGCAAATCTTAAGGTTCTGGAAGCGCCGCCATATTGCAGACACCCGCGACGACGGCCGTCGCCTGACAGGCCCAGCAAAAGCGGATTGTATTTGGTCGATGCCGTGGAGCTGGCACCCAGGCGCATTTCGATAATCGCCCGTGCGTCGTCCGGCAGGTCTTCGTCCGCCAGCAGGTCATTAAGCGTGGATTTCTGTGCGTTGAGAATCTCATGCGCCGGGGCCAGGTCGCGCAAGATAGGTAAGAACGTCGCTCCGGTAAGCAGAGATGTGCTAAGAGCACCGTTATGCGAAACACCGTATTTTTCTGCGGCCTCCTGCTGGAGCTCAATCTTGTGCTGCTTCACTGCGTCGATGGCCGCGTTAGCCAGGGCGGTGTCGACGAAGAAGCCACGGTCGTTGATGCGTTGGTCGATTGCCAGCACCGTGTTTTCGAATTCGATGTTGCCCCAGTCCGGCATAGCGTAGAACACCTCGCGCATTGCCGTAATATCCGAACGTGCGTATTCGATGAACTCGGCCCATTCCGCCGGATGCGTTTCGCGTGAGTAGCGGCGTACCTTGTAGTTCTTCGGCGTCGGCTTACAGAAACGCTGAATCAGCGCCTTGCCGCGCTTATCCTTCGCCTGACTCTCGTCAATTTGTAGCACTTCGCACTGCATAGCCAGACTACCCGGCAGCGAATGACGGAAAGCCATAACCATTGTGTCGAGGATGTCGCGCGGGTCGATGTCCATGCCCCAGCAGTTTCGCATCACCAGACGGTCAAACATCAGGCCGTTCTGCATGACCAGTTTAGCCTTGTGGCGGCGTACCAGGCGCAACGCGTCTTTCAGGTCGTCAGGCATCCGGCAAGTGTCGGTGCAGTCCCAGACCTGCGCCGGACCGTCGTCAATTGCATACGAACAAACAAGGATTTCAGTTGATTCGTCTTCCGCGTAGCGATAACTACCGCTTTTCTTTAAATCAACCTCAGAATATGTTTCTGTGTCGAGAAATAAATATTCCATGCTTTACTCCATGTGCTAAAAAGCCCGCACGCGGCGGGCTTCAGGTTGCCGTTAGTAATTAATCTTCGTCACGATTACGGCGGCGACGCGGACGCTCATCTTCGTCGTCCTCACCGCTCATTTCTCGGTCTTCTGCATCCTGCTTTTCCCGCACTTCGCGCATGGACGCGCGGTGGCGTTTTTCGCGGGCCGTTTCATAATCATCTTCATCGCGGCTACGACGTGAGCGAGTCGGCTTCTCATCTTCATCCCCCAGGTCATCGTCGGTGGCAACTTCACCCGCGCCGCCGAACGCTTCGCCGTCTTCACGGAAACGCACACCCAGCAGGTTGACCATCAGGGTTTTGAACTTATCGTACCAGTAAACTTCAACCGACACGTTGGCGTAGCAACCGGCATATACTTCCTGGCCTTCGATGTCATCGCCGTCAACAGTCAGGCCTTTCTCGGTCTGACGTTCACCGGCAGACGTCATAATGACAGGCTTTTTCTGGCTGGTAGCCTTGAAGTAAATCCCTTCTTCCAGGCCTTCGATTGGCTTGTCGCGCTCCGCCAGGTCACGGATAGCGCATTTGTCCGCGTGGTTGCCGAAGCCGTAGTTTTTATCGAGCCATTTTTCGGCAGCCTTACGGTCTTTCAGGCCTTCGGTCAAAACTTCCAGAACAACATCATCCAGCTTGCGGATTTGCGGGTCTTTCTTATCCAGGTATGCGGTAAGCTGGAACTTACCCTTAACCGGTTTGCCGTCCTGGCTGACAGAATCCGAAGCGCGGTCGAACACATTAACCCATCCAATGCGAACTCGTTTCAAATTGATTTTCTGGCCCATTGTCTTCTCGCTTTTCAGTTTACTCCGGGAATCTGCCCGGCCAGTGCTGCTAAAGATAATAGTTTAATATTGTGCTGTCAACTACTAATTTGATAAATCGTCGTCAGATACTGCGGTCCAGGCCGGACGCTTGTCATCTGCCGTTGCAATTGACGGCTGGCCTGGCTTGCGGGTTACGTATGTTTCCAGATGCGCCCATATTTCTGGATGCAGGGCTTTTACTTCTTTTTCGGCTTCCGTAGGTGAGAGCAAAGTTTCTTTATACATTATGTCCGGGTTTCCGCGAGCGATTAGCTGCACTGCTTCTACGTCGCTCCAGCTCCGATTGCCAGGGCGCCCTTCAACCAGCTTCAGACCTTCCACCTGCTCGCCGCGCATTAGCGCCGCGTACATGGCTTTCTCAATGTCTGCGATGTGCTGGCGCATCAACGGCAGCTTGTCATACTCAGCCTTGAGCTGGTCGAGCGTCATTTCAGTAGAGTCATCGGATAAATCTGACTCAGCTTCTGCCGATGCGGATTTGCGCTTGGCGTTGCACTTCTCTGAGAATCTACACCATTGGCACGCGTCATTACCAGGGCGAAAGTCAGCCGGTTTAAGACCTTTCTTACCGCGTTCGAAAGCGTCGATTGCCTTAAGCGCCGCTTTCTGTGCGAACTTGCCGAACTGCTCCAGTGCTTCCGGCGTGGTGTCCCACTCATCAGCACCGCCTGCGTACGGCTGGAAGATGACAAGACGCACCGCCGTGATGTCGTACAGGCGCTTCAGTTTGCGCAGCAGGCCCAGCGCATAAAGCATCATCTGCTTATTCTCTTTCGCCAGCACCTTATGACGCCCTGTCTTCAGGTCGCCGACAATGAGCATACCGTCTGGCATAACTGCTACCAGGTCGGCGGTCCCGAAGGTCTGGAGCGGCTCGCCGTTCAGTTCAACGCCCGGGTGCAGAACACGCGTCAGGTTAACGCGAGACTCAACCTCGAACAGTTCGGCAGCGTCGATAATCGGACGGCAGTAGTCGACATACTTGTTAACCTGCGACACGAAATCGTCCGTGATTAGCACCGCGCCTTTCTCTGGCTTCACCAGCGCCTTGATAGGGCCTTTGCCTTCGTTCAGCGCGTAGACGCCCTTATACGTGTCGGCACGGATGTCCTCGCCCTTGATGACGCGGTTAAGCACGGTTTCAGCAACGAGGTGCATCACTGTACCGTTAACGGCGGCCTGTCCGGATTCATTAGGGATACCGAACTCACAGGCCAGCGCCGCCGGGCACGCCAACCATTTACGCGCGGAGCTAGGACTTAAAAGTGCGTGCTCATGGTTAGAATTAACAACTTTACTTTTGAGCTTCATTCTTTACTCCGTGATTCTCATGGAATCCATATTTAATTTGTGCAGCTTTACGGGCAGAAACTGCGTCGTCAAAACTATCAAAACACCCAAGGGCTATTTGCTTACGATTTACAGTTATGCTTGCACGCCAGCAATTTCTATCATTTCTCCAACCAACACCAACAAAACTAGAAGTGTTCCTTTCACCTAAACTGGCGTTCATACGGTTGCCGCGGGATGTAACTTTTCTTAGATTAGAGGGCCGATTGTCGTTGCGAATATGATTTATGTGGTCTATCTGTTCGTCGTGTTTAACGATATCATCAGGGTGTAACATATCCCAAATTATACGATGCGCCTTGCGAACTTTTCCGATGGTATTTATGTTTATATACCCGTCTTTGTCGTATGTACCTGCCTCAGTACCCGCTACCGCACGATTACTTCTTGTAACTCGCCAGAATAACTTCCCTGTCTCCGGCTCATAAACGAACAGGTCCCTCCAGTTCACCCGTTAAACTCCCAGCTATCGATGTGATTGGCCGCGCCCATCTTCACATGGACGACCATCGTCGTGTCTGGCTCCCAGGTAATGCCTTCAGGCGCGGCGGCGGTGCGTTGCTTAATGAGTGAGGGTGCCGTTTTGATATGGAACAGCGCTACACGGTGATTGCTGCGGTCGTGCAGCCAGAGCATCGGCTTGTTGTCGCGGGTGTCCACAGCTTCATAGAGTGCGTATTTCATTCTGGCAGCTCCCCGGTTGCGATGAAGTGTTCCAGTATAGGCAGGAACTCGGCCGCCGTTGTCTGGTCGAGCGCAACACCTTCATTGCAGCCGTCTCCGATTAAGCGAAGCTCATTCGAAACAATGGATTGATGCGTAAAAACTTCAACAGGGTAGACGTTATCTGTTTCTGACAGTTTCATGTTGCTTATCCTCAAAGTCACCCGGCACCGAAGCGCCGGTCCGGTTGATATTAATCTTCTTGAATGTCGTAATACTTAGCGACGATGGCCTTCAGTTCCTTGTGGAACTCCTGCACCTGTAGGTCGCCAAGCTTTTTGACTGAACGGACATCATATTCGTCCATCAGGTCGTCCAGCTCGTCGGCGCAGTCGTCAGAATCGCCGCTGCCGATGTGCTTGGCCATCACGCTAATCTCTTCGCGCAGCTTGTCCAGGTCCGGCTCAGGTTCAGCCTTCGGCTTGGTTGCGCGTGGCTTACGGGTTTTCGGCTTTTCTTCCTGTGCTTCGTCGTCGGCTGGGTCGTCTTCTTCCGGTTTGGCTTTTTTACATGGAGGCAAATCATCGGCACCAGCACCTTTAAGTTGTTCACCGGCTTGCGGTTCGCCAACGATTGTTGCAATCTTGCCTACGACTTCCTCCGCGAATTTCTTGTCAGAGTTCGCCGCAATCAGTTCATGAGCGACTACGAAGCGTTCCAGCAGTTTGATGATTGTTTCTAACATGTTGCGTATTTCCTTTTGGTTAAGTGCCAGATAGGCCCTGGCGTTGCCTTTGATTATTTGTCTGACGGAATTCCGCAGAGTGCATTAAGTTCGGCCGGATTGATAGCTAACGCGGTACCGGTTGCTTTTTGAATACTATCCGGCAGTAATTCTTTAGCTTCAGGCCACGCAGTCAGCAATTGTTTTACGGTGCGCGCACTTTTCAGTACGGCGTCCATAGTACTATCAAAAGAACGCACTTTTGATACTAAATCCGCGCTTGCTTTATCAAGAAGCATCAATTCATTTAGCAGGTTGTCATCCGCGATAAGGACTCGCCAACGGTTAACCCACGGACCGCCGTCTTCTACATTAGCTATTTTAATGTGCGTGCTGCCGCCGTTTTCGGAGCCGTTCAGGTACAGATAACGATTCTGCCCGTTGATAGCAACGTGTACGTAACGGTCGCGGTCGCGGTAAACCTGAACCTGTAAAAATTTACCCAAGCCGTTCTCGCTACCATTACTTCCGACAGTCTCTACCGCGAGGAGGGCGTTGTACTTCTCATTAAGTTCCTGTTCAGTTACGCCGCAAATCTCTAATGTTTTCTGTCGAACCATTTCGGAAAAAGCAGCTCGCTTCTCAATAAGCTCAAGTTTCTGCTGCTCAATACCACTTGTTTTAAACGCTTTTGCTTTGATAGCAGCGCGGATTTCGTTATTAATTCTCGTATTAAATTCTAAGCTCATGTTGCGTTCCTTTGTTAGTACCGTGTTGGTGATGTGAACTATAATACTAAACTATTCTGGTCTGCAAGCACTTTAGCAAAATATTTTTCAGGTTGCGTGAATCAGTAATATTGCCGTATAGTAACGCGATACACACTAAGGAGAATCTGTAATGACTGTAGAGAAGAATGATTTCACCCGTCGCGTTAACCGCCAGATGCAGAAGCTCGGCATCCGGCAGAAAGACATCGTTGAGCGCACCGGCTTCAGCCAGGGCCGCGTAAGCCATATCTGTTTAGGTCGCATCAAGAGCGTTGAGTCCCATTCACTGTTCGCGCTGGCGGATGCACTGGAGTGCGACGCGCGCTGGCTCGCTACAGGGGAGGATGAGTAAATGTTAATACTCATGTGGTTTAGTGGTTTCTTTATTGGTTTTGGGTTAGCAGTCTGGATGGTGCAATACCAATTCAAAACTGGCTGGTGGAAGAAAGCGGAGTAAAAAAAACCCGCGCATCAAGCAGGATGGCGGGCTTAGATAAGCAACATGGTATTGAGAACGAAGCATGGAACACCTCTATTAAAACAGGTGTTGACAAACTAATCAACTATTTTAGAGAACCAGCATGGAAAATATTATCTTCTCCATCGGCCACGATGCAAAGAAACGTCGCGCCAAAAACTACGATATCACCTGGTCAGAGTTCGTCACAGAGATGGTGGACTATATCGAAGAGCCGAGTCTGGGGATTGAGTTCACCGGCAGCGAAACGCAGGAACAGTACGACCGCAAGAAGAAACAGCAGAACTACATCGCGGCCGCCGTTGATAAGGTGCGCAGCAATGACACCATCATCGGGCGCTCACTCATCTACATCGACCTGGACGGCGTGACGTCTCGTGATGTGCGCAAAGTCACCCGCGCGCTGAACAATAAAGGCATGGCCTACTTCGCCCACGGCACCAGCTCTGACCATCACGACCTGAAAGGAGGCGAAGACCATCGCGCCGTCCGTTTCCTTATCCCTACCAATGTTCCAATGGCCGCAGACGAAATCTGGCACTGTCAGCACAGCTTCTTAAATTGGCTCGGCCTGGACACGATGCCCGGCGTTGATATGACCGCCAACCAGCGCGCCCGTATCATGTTCGTTCCCCCGTATGGCGCGGAGCACTGGGAGAGCGACGGTAAGCCGGTGCGCGTCACGAAGCTTCTAAATAATGGATACGAGCCGCCGTCGGAGTCAGGGGAAACTAACTGGACCGAGGAGGCGCTCGCCAGCGCGGACGAAAATAGCCAGGCAATTGGTGGCTGGGCCTTCGAAATGGGGCTCGAACTGATGGGCACCGGGCGCGGCTGGGCTATCCAGTGCCCTAACCATATGGCGCACACCGATAACGACGGCACCGACGGCAGCACCGCTGTCATGCTCCCGGACAGCATTCACCCGGAAGTCCGTTTTAAATGCCAGCACGCACACTGTCAGGAACTTAACAGCCACCAGCATCTGATGCTCCATCTTTGCGGCGTTCCGGGTTCATACCTGCCAGAGGCCCACAACATAAGTAAACGTCAGATTCACGAGATGCTGCCGTTTATGGATGAGGACGATGTTAGCGCTGCGCACTCGGCAGCTAACTCCGAGCCGGTTGTCTGCACCGATGCGGACCTGATGGACCCCCCTTCTTTCGGTAAACGTGATTATCTTATTCGGGGCCTGATGAACTTCAAAACGACTTTCGAACTGGTGGGTGAGTCAAACATCGGTAAGTCATTCGAAATGCTGTCGCGCATGGCGTCTGTCGCCACTGGTACGGCGTATATGGGCTACCCTACGCGCCGGGCGCATTGCTTCTATTTCGACGCCGAAGGCGGTGAGGAGACCGAGACGCGTCTGATGGCGTTGCGCCAGGAGTATCAGGACGAGCTGGAGTGGCTGCACGTTATAGACATGCAAAAGGCCAACTGGGATATTACGGACCCGGCTGACCAGACAAAAGTTATCGACGCGATGATTTCACTGTCAAAGGGCGAGCCAGTTGGCATCGTTACGTTTGATTCACTTAATCAGACGATGGTTAACTATAAAGCAGGTAGCTTCGACGAGAACAGCGCCACGGATATGGGGCGTGTTGCTAAGGCGCTTAAAGCCATTGCGGAAACAACAGGCGGCAGCACCGGCGTTGTACATCACCCGGCTAAATCCAAATCGGGCCAGCCACTGCGTATCGGGCGCGGCTCCGGCGCGCTGCACGGCGCGGTAGATATTGTCTACTGTCTGGAGGAAGCGGGCGATAACCAGCTCAACCATTATATGGAGAAAGCGCGCGGCTTTCGCAAGGCGCTGCCGTTTGGCATTGCATTGATTCCGGTTACTATCGAAGGTCTGGAGCCGGAACCAGAAGTAGAGCGCAAGATGCCCGACGCGTCACGCTGGGGCCTAACGCAGGTTGACGACCCGGCTACCTATGCTTCTAACGAAACCCTGTTCGCCGCACCTGTGCGCCTGGTCGTATTCGAATCAAAGGCTGCCGAGGCGGGAAGAACTGCGGTCAAAGCGTCAAAAGGTCCGGACGCGCAAACACTCAAGGGTGACGAGGCTAAGGTTTACTGGGCGCTGGAACAGTTACAGGAGGCGACAGAAAACCCACGCGGGTATACGGCGAGCGAATTATGGGACCTCATAGGTAAAGGTGGCGGCCGGTACGCGGCACTAAAATCGTTGGCTGCAAAACAAATTATATGCTTTGGCCGCGATGAAAAAGGCCATCTACTTAACGGACAAGACGGAAGATTTACACAATATCGCATACCAAAGCAGCCAACAGACTATGAAATGTTGGCTGTAGCTGACGATTTAGGGGATTAAATCGAAGGCCGAGGGATGAATAGTTATGCATAAAAAGTGCATAAGTAACGGGGATGAAATTGGGGATGAAAATGTAGCGGGGATAAGTTCCATCCCCAGCCATCCCCCTTGGTATCACTGGTGTTGGCTGCCGGGGATAACTTTTGGGGATGGTCTCCTTAGAGGAGATATGGGGGTAAAAATCCCCCAATACTCCCCACGGAGATTTATTCATTCACCGCCGGCACATTTAATCCCTTACACACGGCAGCAAAATAACTTTGCACTATTGGGAATATTATTGTATTGTTAGTACACAGCCAACAAGATACAGCCAACAGGAGATACACATGTTAGACAGAGATGAGTACAAGGCCCTTGTTCAAATGATTGGTCTTCGTGAGTCCGCGATGCTGCGCTTACTTAGCGCCACCACGGCAGAAGATAAGATGGCTCAGGTGAAATATTACCAGCAGGCCGTAGAGGACCTTGACAACTACCTGAAGCGGTTAATCGTGAGTTGATGGCACGGGGTTATAAGTTGCATTTCAGATGCAACATTAAGTCCCCAATCGCGCACTATTGTCCGTATTCAGACGAATCCTATTGCGGAGATACGAAGATGTTTAAGAAAGGTCAGCTCGTGAAATGTCTTATAACCGGTAAGAAATTCTTGGTAGTGCGGCAGGAGTCTATTGATTGCTATTTTGTCGTCGAACACAGGGAAGACCACCCGACAATCAGGCTACACAGCCATCTTGAACCAATCGGCAACAACTACCAGGCCAAACAGAAATAGGGGGTACGAAGATGACACCAGACCAAAAGAAACATTTGTGGCTATTAATTCAGGCGTACCACAAGAGCGGAGTTAGCGCTGTTATGCAAGAAGAGTGGTGCGGAACTGACGAGACAGAAATGCACCAGGCGGCGGCTAGATTTGAAGAGCGGTCCCGGATACTGTGTGATTATTTGGACTCACTGACATGTTCGCGCTAAACGACATCGTTACCTGGACGCATCCGTGTACTGGTAACACTCACACCGGCGTAATCGTCCAGCTCTACGGCAACGGTCGCTACGTGGTGCAGGTCTGGCGTCAGTGGGCTCACCGGCCGCGCATGTACCGGCCGAATCCAAAGTGGCTGAAGAAACTACGTTGACAGATAAGAAATAGCATAGTATTGTTAGTATCAACTTAACGAGGAGAAGCAAACATGTTCAGCTATAGAGACATGCCTTTGGATTTATTAATTCGTGTTTATTCGAATGGGCACCACATCTTCCCGTGTGACGGCGATGAATTAGCAGCGCTGCTGGAGAAAGAATAATGGCAACTCTCAAAGAGCACCAGGCTGCGATGGTCGACCTGCTGGCAAACGGCAACGCTATTCCGGCATCCGCGTCACGTCTGGCCCATGCGATGCATGATGTGCTGTCTGCGGTGTTACTCAATGCTCCTTTGTCGCCGGTTGATAACCAGGGCCGTGCGCGTAACTTCTGGCGGGATGTACATGCATCTGGGGTTGTTCGAAGACTTGTTTGAAGCGGTTTGTGTGCGGAAGTCAGCGCAGAATAAACTTAGTTTTCACGATAATCACGGGGCCAAGTAATGACTAGTATAGTATTTGTTTGGGTGTTATCATCCGGCCAGCTCCATCTGGAAGGCACTGAGACGTTCTACACCCTGGAGGCGTGCCTCACGGCAGCACGTAACGCAGAGAACGCGCCTCTGGCGTTCGACAACAAGCCTGAAGACTTCCAGGTCCGGGCGTTCTGTAACACGAAGCGACTGAGTAAGGATAAATAACATGGTGCAGCGATTTGATTTCTGTCAGTGGTCTAATGATGAATCTGGCATGCAGGCTGAAGACGACGGCGAGTGGGTTAAGTACGAGGATTATGCGGCTCTTGAAGATAAACTAGCAGCTATGCAAGGTCTTCTTTTGGCGGCACAAGATTTTGCAGAATTTTGTAGGAAGAGAGGCGTAGAAGATTGGGGGTCCGATGACAACTGACGAAGAACGCGCCGCCGACCGCAAGGAGCAGGACGAACTTTTAGATGAATGGTACAGAACCGAGGAATGCCCGTATGGCAAAAGATAATGTGAACAGCCCGAGCCACTACACCCAGGCCGGAATCGAATGCATCGACGCCATTGAAGCGTCTATGACGAAAGAAGAATTCAAAGGATATCTTAAAGGCAATATTCAGAAATATGTATGGCGCTGTGGGCATAAAGGACGGTTAGAAGATATACTTAAGGCACAGTGGTACATTAATAAACTAGCGGAGGTATGGCGTGATGATTGAGCAGTGGTTAGGACATCCTGGGGATTCACGCTATGAAGTGTCGAGCGCCGGTAGGGTTCGGCGCGCGGAAAATAAGCGCGTCAGGAAGGACTCCATAAGCCCTACTGGGTATCGCACTACTGTTTTCTCCACACCCGGCGGAAAACATAGGGCTTTCTACGTTCATTGTAGTGTTATGGCGGCTTTTGTTGGCCCGTGCCCTGATGGTTGCGAAGTGTCGCATTTAGACGGCGACAAAGGCAATAACGCTCTAAACAATCTGGCATACGAATCGCGCGCAGAAAATATGGGCAGAAAGAAAATACATGGCACCGAAATATATGGCCAGCGAAACGCAGCGCATCGATTAACGGATATAACTGTTCGTGAAGTTCGTGAGTTACACGCCGCTGGTGCCAAGCAGATTACCTTAGCGAGAAGGTATAAAGTAAGCCCGATGACTATCAGTCGCGCAGTACGTGGCGAAACATGGAGACATATTAAATGACCCTCGCTACTGACATCCTGAAGCACAGCGGCAGCCTGATTACCTCTCGCAAGATTGAGCGGCGCGAACCGCTTAGTTATCCTAAACGTCGGGCCATTAAGAGCCGGACACGTAAGCAGGTTGAAGCTGTGCACATACCTGGCGTTAGCCTGGTGCCGCAGCGCAACATGTGGTCTGCTTACTTCTACGATGGCGAGAAGACAATCCGCATTGGAGAGTTTCCTACACAGGAACGCGCCGCCATTGCCCGTAAGATTTATCTGCACTGGCGCAAACTCGGTATGAAAGATATCCCGCACATCCCGGAAAAACGTCAATACGTACTATGGCGCGCATCGGATAAATCCTAAAAATAAGTGATTCTCTATTGACAATCTGATAATCTCCGTAGGGAAAACAACCTTACGGAGTCCTCAGACCGATGGGCGATAAAAACTTCTGGCTCGCTCTGGCCGCTATCTGCGGAGGAGCAGTTTACCAGGTTAAGAAAAATGAGCCGCTATCTGTATGGCGTCGCCTGGCTCACCTGGCCGCTGGTGCGGCGGTTGCCGTCTATACCTCTCCGGGCATTATAGGCTACTATGAACTGTCTAAATCCGACTGGCAGTATGTGGTGCCGTTTGGCGTTGGTATGTTCTGGCTGAAGCTTTTCGAAGCCGCAGACACATCCATCGGCAGCATCAGGCTACCCTGGAGCAAATAATATGGCGTTCCTTAACTCACCTGTCGGGGTAATGTGCCTCGTTATCATGACCGTAGTGTCACTCATTAATATTTATTCGCACTGGATTGAAGACGGATTCGTCGGCCGCCTGCTGTACATGGCTACCGTGCTAACATGCGTCGCCGGGCTGGCGAAGTTCACGAACAGTACGGTTCCGGAGCACCTGGCCGCAACGCTAATCGTGCTTCAGACAGCACTTGGCGTCAGAGACGTCTGCCATCGCTTCGTCCTGAGCCTGAAATACCGGAGAACCATTCATGCCAAGAAACATTAGTGACAACGGGCTGCATTTTACTGCTGCATGGGAGCAATTCCGTGGCACTGCCTACTGCGCTACGCCAGCCGAGCAATACCTGACCATCGGCTACGGCCATTACGGCAGCGACGTCAAAGAAGGACAGAAGATTACCGAGGGTCAGGCCCTGATTCTTCTGAATCGTGATATGGCTGCTGCTGTGAAAGCCGCCGACGCCGTAGCACACCCGTCACTTACACAGGCGCAGTTCGACGCCGTGGTTGACCTGGTGTTCAACGTCGGGCCAGGCGCAATCGGCAGCAACACGGGAACCGGTAAGGCGCTACGAGCTGGAGATATTGCAACGCTTCGCGTCAAGCTGCCGCAGTTCATCAACCAGGGTGGTAAACCATTGCTCGGTCTGCGTCGTCGCGCTACAGGGCGTCTGGCGCTGTTTGATGGCAAGTCGTGGCAGGAAGCAGAAAAGATTGGACGCGCGGTAAATTAAGAGTATTCTGATTATGCAGCACGACGAAACTTACCCGACAATGAGTTTCAGAGGAGGTGGTCCCTATCTCCCGCGTCATGTGGTCAGACGAGCAAAGCCCTGGATAAGAGTCCGGGGCTTTTTTTTTATCTCTTTTGTGTAGATAACTATTGCATTCCGATAAATAGTATCCTATTCTCTGACTACACCATACAACATGAGGTCGAAGAGAATGAAAACTTTAAAGCCAGGAAACATTTATATAGATATCTCGTACAACCAAGACGGTGGTCTTTCCCTCTGCGTAAGCGATGATGCTGCCGGGTGTCGCATATCAGGAGGTAAGGTTGGCGGCTGTGAAACCGTGAAGCGCTTCGATGTTAATGCCGAAGAGCTTATTGAGCAGATAAGAGAATACATGAACAAGGATACTTCTAAATGACCATCCACGACAAACACGCGTTCGAAGACGCACAAATCATGGCCCGCGCCGCTATCGAGATGACAGAGCGCTGGTGGAAAGAGGCCTACTGGTGCGGCGCTATGCAGGCGCTTAAAGCAGCGTATAAGGGGAAAAAGTGATGGACAGATTCTCGAAATTTAATGCGCTTGCCAGCATTGAATCATATTATCTTCCGCGCCCACATGAGGAGTGCCTTGGAAAACAGCAGGACGCTTTCGAAAGAGCTAAGCATGAAACGTTAGAAAACCTGAAAAAGAAAATAGCGGATATCGAAGAAATTACATTTAGTGATTTCGTTAATAGAAAAAGCGCAGCATAGTCGCCTTCTTTTAGGTGCAAGACACAGAGGTAAATAACCATGTTTGACCAATACGACTATCAGCAATACGGCACTACTACGGCAGCGCCTAAGTACACCAAACAGAACCAGAAGCCAATGCCGAGCCGTGAAGAACTATTGGCGCGCAATAGCTTCGGCTCCGTCAATAACAACAAGCATCTGGACCGGATGTGGGGGAAGAAATAATGGCAGGTAAGTGGCCTGAATACCTAAAAGATAATGTTGTTTATGATTTAGTTTCAGGGAAGTATTTATTCCGCGGGAAGTCATACCGCAGACGAGGGCAGGCGGTAAAGGCGGCATTTATTTATTGGAGTGCAAGAAATGACTAACGCCGAATACGAAGCCGCCAGCATCGCCGCTGCCGGGTGCTACGACCGATTCGAAGGCGAGCACAAGCTGAAACAGTGCGACAAGGCTATCGCCACGCTGGAAGCAGCTCTGGCTAAAGCACAAGAAGCGCGCCGGGAGATTGTGAATCAGTACAATCTGAATAAGTGCGAGCATAGTTACGTGTGGCACACTGGGTATGCTCGCTGGTACTGCTCGATGTGTGGGGCCACCAAATGACAACCAAAGTAACTAAAGAATCCCTGGCCGAGAATATCGGCCGACTGGAGAGCTACGGCGACCTGTCGATTAACGAGGAATACCAGCTCAAGGCGTATCGGTTGCTGTTCGACTATCTTGATTCTGAACCGGACGAATGGTCCGAGAACTTTAAATGGGACTCAAGTAAATGACCAACATCCTCATGGTAACAATCCTCGGTGCGCCGCTGGTTATCATGGCACTGAAAGAAATGGGCTGGTGGCTATGAACACTTTAGCTCTACTGAACATGTACCGTGAGAAAGGCGTTGCCGCAGTGCGCACTCCGTCTGGTATCCGGTTTATGGGCACCAGAAACATCACCCGGCAGCAACTGGAAACGCTAAACCGTATTCCGCAAGAAGAACTGGAGGCGGCCCTGAAATGGCAGAAAGCATGAAAACGAAATGGTCTACCCTGTGCTACGCAGCAATCGGCAGTGTGTTATTCGGTTTCTTGTTCACCCTCGGGGCCTTTGGGGCCTGGGGTTGGCTCATGATGCTAAAAGGTGCTTTATGACTACCAGCATCCCGGAACTAATAGCCAGACACGGCAGCATCGCCGCCACCTGCCGTGAAACTGGCCTGAGCGAACTGACGATCGCTAAATACCGGTTCGACACCGGCTGCGAGAAGCACGTAATCTTTAACGGTCGTCTGATGACGCACCAGAAAACATCGCCTGTGCTGTACACCCGGCGCGGCGTAACTAAGACGGAGAGGGCAAATGGTTCCTTTTGCTGAATTATTCCGATATGAGAACGGAAAACTGTTTTGGGCTAAAGGCCCTAGACAAAATAAAGAAGCTGGATGCTTAATTACGGCTAGTAGAAACCGCCAAAGATATCGAAGGGTCGAAGTTAACGGAAAAAGCTACTACACACATCACATTGTTTGGTTTCTCTTCAAAGGCTATCTTCCGGAGGCGATAGACCATATAGACGGCGTAGGTTTGAATAACGCCATAGAAAACCTGCGGGAAGCTTCACCCGCACTTAACGCTAAAAATAGACCAAAACAAAGAAACACTAGAAGTGGTCATCTGGGCGTCTTTAAGTTACCCTCCGGTAGATATAAGGCGAGTATCAAGGTAAACGGCGGGTCAATACACCTCGGTGTATTTCCTGATATAGAATCCGCAAGGCGCTGCCGTAGGGACGCGGAAGTATTATATGGGTTCTCAGATAACCACAACCGACCTCAGCCCGCGTAAGCGGGCTTCTTTTTGCCTTTGTCAATCCTTAGCTATATAATCACCTGAAGATGCGCAGGGCGCGTCTGATGCGTTATGATGGTCATACACGCATAGACAGGAGATTACCCCATGAAGATTGGCAAGGCTAAAGAACCGGGCATTGCCGGAGCTACCCCGGCACGAAAGAAAGGCGACCCTAAGCCGCCCGGCTACGTGTTCGGTAAACCGACGTCCTACCGCCCGGAATATTGCCAGGCCATCGTCACCTATTTCTCTAACCCGGAATCCTGGGAAATCAACGAAGATTTCAAAGGTGGCAAGAAACCTATTCCTCGTAGCAAGCTGCCGACATTCGAGCGCTTCGCCGCAGGTATTGGGGTAACTACCCGCGCGCTGGAGAACTGGCGCGACGCTCATGAAGAATTCGGCGAGGCATACCGCATTGCATCCGGGCTTCAGAAGTCCTTCTTGATGGAACTTTCGGCAGCCGGTTTAGGTACTGGTGCCGTGGCGCTCATGCTGCAAATTAATCATAAGATGCGCCTGGAGAAGGAAGACCAGGACGAAGGCAATAAGCCTCTGGAAATTCGCATCGTCAAGGCCGTTAAGCCAGGGTCTGAATAATGGATGTACCATTAACGGACCCGCAGCGTGATTTCGTATTCAGCGAGAAACCACATCCGGCGATTGTTGCCGGGCTTGGTGCTGGCAAATCGCGCGCCGCAACAATGCGCCTTATCCTGCTGATGTTGCAAAACCCCGGCATCAACACGCTGTATACAATGCCAACCTATGACCTGCTGAAGCTGCGCGCCATACCGGGTGTGGTTGACGACCTGAATATGCTCGGGCTGAGATATTCGCTGAACAAGTCCGACTATTCTGTTTCAATTCGCGGTCTGGGTACGATGTTCTTCCGCTCTTACGATAATCCGAACCGGCTGATTGCCTTCGAAGTGGCGCATTCTGTTGCCGATGAACTGGACGTACTCACCAAAGAACAGGCTAACCTGGTATGGCGTAAGATTTCCGAACGTACACGTCAGCCTAGCAAGCTGCCAAACTCCATCGCTGCGGTAACGACCCCCGACCAGGGATTTTCTGGTTTCGTTTACGACCGCTGGGTCACGCGCGCGGACGATTCGACGGAACTGATTAGGGCATCTACGCTGTCTAACCCCTATCTGCCAGACGGCTATGTAGACCAGATTCGCGCCAACTATGACGCCGCGCTGGCTGAGATGTACATCAACGGCGAATTTGTCAGCCTGACAGCGAATAAGGTCTATCACTATTTCAATCGCGACACCCACGGCAGCGATATGACTATTGAGCCTGGCGACCGTCTGCATATCGGGCTGGACTTCAACATCGGCGGCTGCTGCGCGGTGGTGTTTATTCTTGACTCAGAAGGCCCGGTTGCCGTGGATGAATTCGTTAGCCACGACACGCGGGACTTTATCAGCAACGTTCGCGTCCGTTACCAGAAAAACGACGTGACTGTCTATCCTGACGCCTCTGGCCGCGCAGGTCGCACCAACGCCACGATGTCCGACATTGGCCTTCTTGAACAGGCGGGTCTGCGCGTCGAAGCGCCGGCAAAGAACCCGTTTATTCGCGACCGTGTAAACGCCGTCAATTCGCTGTTGTCGCATGGTCGACTGGCTGTGAATATCGTTAAGTGCCCTAAAACCACACAGGCGCTGGAAACACAAGGCTACAACGACAAAGGCGAGCCAGAGAAATTCAACACCCACCCGGCAATTGATGACTGGACCGACAGTCTGGGTTATTGTATGCACAGACTATTCCCGGTTAATCGTCCGGTTATCAACATCCCAGTTACGTTTGCACTTTAACTAAGAGATTATGCTGATGGCTATCACCGCTAACGACAACAGCGTCAGAACTAAACACCGTGAGTGGCAATTCCACTACGAAAAATGGAAGAAGGTTCGTAACGCTGTTGCGGGCGACCTTATCAGCTACCTGCGAAACGTAGGGCTTAACGAGCCGGATAAGAAATACGGCGAAGCGCGCCAGGCTGAATATGAGCAGGGCGCAATATGCTATAACTTCACAAAACGCACCTTGTCCGGTATGGTCGGCAGCGTCATGCGCAAAGACCCTGAACAGATTATTCCTGATGAACTGCGTTACTTGCTGACTAACTGCGACGGCTCCGGCGTCGGCCTGTGGCAACACGCCCAGGACACACTGATGGAGATTGACTCTATCGGTCGTGGCGGCCTGCTGGTGGATGCACCTGAGACCGGCGCGGCTACGGCTGCCGAGCAGAACGAAGGATTGCTAAACC